GACCGCCGACGTGTCCGACCCCCGCGAATGGGAGCGCGTCCCCGATGGCCGGTAACCTGCCGCAGTTCAAGGCGGGCCTCGACAAGTGGCTCGTGGAGGTGGTGGCCGACACCGCCAGGACCGTCCGCCACCTGCCGACCGGCGAGAGCTTCGTCGTCACCTCCTGCCACGCCGGCCGGGCCACCGCGGTGCGGACCGCCGACGTGTCCGACCCCCGCGAATGGGAGCGCGTCCCCGATGGCCGGTAACCTGCCGCAGTTCAAGGCGGGCCTCGACAAGTGGCTCGTGGAGGTGGTGGCCGACACCGCCAGGACCGTCCGGCAGGTGGCCTTCGCCATCGACCGCGAGCTGGTCCGCCGCACCCCCGTGGGGAATCCCGAGCTGTGGGCCGCCAACCGTGGCAAGCGGCGCGGCGATCCCGGCTTCGTCGGCAAGAACTATACCGGGGGCCGGGCCAGGGCCAACTGGATACCGTCGCTGGAGGTGCCGAGCGAGGCCACCGTGGACCAGCCCGACCCGACCGGCGCGGGCGCGATCACCAAGATGGGACAGGTGACCAGCAAATACCGCCTGGGGCAGAAGATATGGTTGGTCAACAATCTTCCGTACATCAGAAGGCTTGCATACGAGCATCACTCGAAGCAGGCGCCCCCCGGTTGGGTTGAGGCATCCGTCCAGGTCGGGACCAAGACGGTGCTGAAGCGATGACCCCCGCCGAGGCCCGCGCCGCCGTGGTCGGCCACTTCGTCACGCAGTGGGCCAACCGCACGCCCATCGACCACGACGAGGACGCCCGCGCCACCCCGACGCCGCCGTTCGTCCGGGTCGCGCTCCAGCACAACGGCGCCCTGCCGCAGTCGTGGACCGGGCCGGTGGTGCACTGGTCGCGGTTCGGCGTCGTCAGCGTCCAGGCCATCGTCCCCGGCGGCCGGGGCACGGCCGACGTGGACGCGCTCGCCGCCGCCGCGGCGCAGATCCTGGAAGGTCGGAAGTTCGCGGGCGGCCTGCGCCTGGGCGCCGCCGTGGTCCAGGACGCCGGGCGGGACGACTACGGTAATCGGCTCACCGTCGTGTCGGTGAGCTTCGAGTACACCGACAGCCACGCCTAGCCCGCCCTCAGCCCCCGGGCGATCTCCTCCAGCCGGTCCGCCATCTTCGCCCGCAGTTCCGCGGCGTCGGCCCGCGTCCCCAGGCCGCCGGCCACGTCCTCCAGCGACACCAGCCGGGTGAACCCGTCCCCGCCGCCGCCCGGCACCCGGAGCGCGATGTGCCCGCGCAGGTCGGTGGGCAGGAACTCCATGCGGTCGACCGCCGCCGCCACCGCGGCGTTCACGTCGGCCTCGGTCGCGTCGTTCAGCTCGGCCTCGTGCTTCCGGACGTCGAGCCCGGGGACCGCGTAGAACAGGTCGCCGATCTCCCATCGCATGAAGCGTCGGCGGGCGTCCTTGTATCGGTCCATGTATCCGCTCATGGCGTGCCTCCCATGCTGGCCGGACGTCCCCAGCGTGCGCCGCCGCGGCGCGTCCCGCAAGGCCGGACGCACGCCCCGTGCACGCGGAAAACCGCTTTACACGGGAATCCCGGTGCTTTACAAGCGGAGCAGGGCTCAGTGCGCCCGGAGTTTCCTTACAGCCCCTTGAGTGCCCCGCACGGCGCCGGGGCCTTTTTTTTGCCCGCGCGCCGCCGGTCGCACGGGCTTCCCGTTTGGCGTAGGATGGCTCCCCAGGGGCAGTCGGATCGATGCCTCGCGCCTGCCCCTTCCTCGCACCCCCGCCCCCACGTGGAGCGGGGGTTTTTTCGTGCCCGGTCGCCGACGACCCGCCCCCGCCCCGCGGACCGGCCGGCCACGCCGAATTCGCAAGGCAACCAGGGAGGCGCAGGCGGCGGCGGCCGTGGCGGGATGGCCGGGTGCGTCAACAACACCGAGGCCGATGGATTGGCTTGGCACGGGAAAACCGTGTATGATGCAGACGGATCGGGCGGGTGCTCCAAACACCCGCCCGGCCCTGACCACAACAACCTGCGTGAGAGGTTACCGATGGCTCGCAAGAAGGTACAGCCGTGTAAGCATTGCGGCAAGCCGATTGATTTTCCGGAACCGCGGCCCGGAGCCGTCCGGGCCTCCCGTCCGAAGTACTGTTCCAAACGGTGTCGCATCTATTCAAGGATAGAGGTGCGTGGTTCCGACGAATGTTGGCATTGGCAGGGCGCGAAGCATCGCTTTGGATACGGGCTCGTTAACGTGAGCGGAACTAAGGTTGCCGACGTTACCTCGGCCCATAGCATTGCATGGGAAATCGCAAACAATACCAAGGTTCCGCAGGGCATGTACGTATGTCATGCCTGCGACAATCCTCCTTGTTGCAATCCTGCGCACCTATGGCTTGGAACGCCACAAGACAACTACGATGACATGATAGCAAAGGGACGCCATCCGAACTGTCGTTAACCCGGCAGTCATCCCGTTCACCAAGCCCCGCTTCGGCGGGGCTTTTTTGTTGCGCACATTTTGGCGCAGAGTAAAGGAGAAGTTGTAATGGCCGGGTTTAATGCTCAAGGGACCACGATAGCCTACGAAACTACAACCCCAGGTACATACGCCAACATCGCCGAGATCCGGTCGTTCAACGGCCCCGGCGGTACCGCGACCGTCATCGACGCAACCACCTTGAGCAGCGCAGGCAAGGAAAAGGTCCTGGGCCTGATGGACGAGGGAAACATCTCCCTTGAGATGAATTTCAACCCGGGCGATGCCGGTCAGATACAATTGCGCGCAGACCGTGCTGCGCAGACTCGCCGGAACTATCGGATTACTTTCTCCGATGAGGATGAGACGACCGCGACGTTCCAAGCGTTTGTCAGTCAGTATACTGTCGCGGGTGGCGTCGATGCGCTTACAACCCTAGCGGTAACCCTCGAAATCACCAATGCCATCACGTGGGCAGCGGCTCCGTAAGGCGGGGCACGCATGACCGGCGTCACCACGCTCTCCGGCCTCTTCACGCTGGGCGACCCGGTGCACGTCCGCGGCGTCGGCCCCGGCATCGTCTCCGACGTGCGGGGCGGGCCGCGTGACGTGGAATACGTCGTGACCCTGTACGGCCTCGACGTGGACACCGGGCTGCCGACCTCGCGGGCCTGCCGGGACCACGAGATGGAGCCGGGCGACCCGCTCGTCCCGTTCGAGGTCGGCGACCCCGTCCGGCTCGTCGGCCGGCCCGGGACCGTCGTCGCGGTCGCGGTGCGGCATGGGTTCCGCCACGCCACCGTCGTGGTCCCGGCCGACCCGGTCGAGGGCCTGGGCGAGGTGTCGGAGCCCCGGCGCTTCGACATGCCAGAATGGAAATTGTTTTTGCTCCAACAATTTTGACGGAAAATGATTTTCCGTTGAAGTGGCGCGTAGGTTCGGACGGTTCACCGTCTCATAGGACGATTGCCTGCAATACGTTGAAATCGGAATTGAAGGGCGGTTCTTCGGAGCCGCCCTTTCTTCTTGTGAAGGAATGACGAATGTCTGAAAACCCGATCATGGGAACGGTACCTATTATTCTGCATGGGAAGGAGTACACGCTGCGTTTCACGTGGGAAGCCGTGGCCCAGGTCATTCGGGTCTATGGCCAGGACCGGGATCTTTTCGACCCCTCGGTTTTGTGCGGCGTCGCGGTCATCGGCCTGCAGGCACACCATCCCGGCATGACTGGGGACGACGTCCGGGACGGGGCGCCGATCTCGAAGGTCATGGCCGCCGTGACCCGGGCGCTGCACGTCGCCTACTTCGGTGAGCAGGAGGTCCCGGCGCAGGCGGCGGAAGCGAAGGAAAACCCTCCGGCGGCGACGGTGGAGCCGGCCCCGAGGAAGCCAAGCCGGAAGGCCCCCTCGCCGCCCTTGCCCGAGCCCACCGCCTCGCCGTCCGAGCCGGAGTCCGCCCTGGAGACTTCTGGGGCCTGACCCCGTACCAGACCCGCGTCGTCGTGGACGGTTGGAACGAGGACCGCCGCGAGTTCCATGAGACGCTGCTCTGGGGCGCGTGGCACGGCGCGTGGCTCGGCCGGGTCGAGGCCAAGCATTTTCCCCCGCTCGACAAGTTGCTCAAGCCGAGGACCGCGTCGGCCCCGCAGGACAAGCGCGTGCTGGCCGAGAACCTGAAGGCGGCGCTCATGCGCGTCCGCCCGACCGGACGCGGCGAACCGCCCAAGGCCCCCGGACCCGACGGAACGGCGGTCGCCGCCGAGTAAGGAGGCCCCGTGGCCGACCACAGCATTCGCATCGTCATCGACTCCCGCGATGCCGAGGCCGGCGGGAAGCGCGTCGAGAAGAGCCTCCTCGGCGTCAAGTCGGCCGCGGACAAGGCCGCGGGCAAGCCGATCCGGTTCGGTTTCGACGCGGCAGACGCCGAACGCGGCGCCGCCCGGCTGTCGCGGACCTTCCGGCAGGTCGTCGCCGAGGGTTCGCGGCTTTCCGGCAGGTCCTTCGACGTGGACCTCGGGACCGCCGACGCCCAGCGGTCCGCCGACGGCCTCTCCGCCAAGCTGCGCGGCCTGCGCGAATTCGTCGGCCGCCTCGGCAACGTCATCCTCGGCGTGGACGCACGTGGCGTCGACACGGCGCTGGGGAGCCTGCGCGCCGC